GAGCAGCGTGGTTGGACTCTCGGCCCCTGGCGCTTAGAGCCCGTTCTGGCCTCTACTGACCTGGCCTGGAATGGCACTTGCACCCGCTGGATCATTCGTCTCATCTTTAACGATGGGTGTGGCAACAGCGAGCTGCAGGGCTGGTTCACCCGCCTCTGATTCAAAAGGGCCGCCCCAAGCGGCCCCTTATATATATCCCCCTTCCATCGATATATCCGAGAACCATGCAAGACGCCATCGCCGTCATCGCCATCTCTAAAAAAGGCAAATCCCGCATCGGCACTAAGCTCACCACTGCCATTGTCGAACAGAATCACCACGATAAAATCTTCGTTGTGTTTCCTGAGCTAAATCAATGCAGGTGGATACGCAAAGACAACGATCCCGACTTTTCCATTGTTGATTTCTGAAACCATGCGTTACGTCTGTAATTACAACGACAACGGTCCCTATTTCAGTGCTACGCAAGGGCAATATCAAGCAGCTCGCCTCAAAGAGCTGCTGATGCACGTGCGCGTGTGCATGGAAGACGCAGATCAGGCTATTGGCGTGTTCAGCGATGATTCAGAGTGCATTGGCATGTGGCTTGATGAAGCAGAGCCCGTAGATGACGGGGAAGGTGGCATGGTGTTGGGCAAACCGTGCTACACGCTGTATCGCCCAGGCGACATGAGCGCCGGATTGTGGAACATGCACCTTCGCCATTTCAACAGGCCATGATTCTCATTGATTTCTTCTCTGAAGACGCCTGCAAAGGCACTGAGCTGATTGAAGGGTGGTATTTCTATGCTGATGACGATGATTCTGTCATTGGCGGGCCTTTTCCTAATGAGGAAGCCGCCCTCAAGGCGGCTTTCGATGGTCATTCTTGGTGAGACCCGGCTAGAGGCGTATTGGACCCGGCTAGGAATGTATCTATGAAAAAAATTTGGATCCGGCTAGGGTCGTATCTAGGGTCCGGCTAGGTTCGTATCTAGGGAGGTCCATGCGGCTATGCGCCTCCCCGCATAGTAGTACAAATGTACTATTGATAAGTTTTTCTGATATAAAGAATTGTACACCATAAAATCCTCTTATCATTCGCGGATTTGCGGCCTTAAGTATAAAGAACTGCGCGCCGGGGTTTGTGATGCCTACTCGTGCCGGCCTTGTGTGATGCCTACTCGTGCGCCGGGGTTTGTGATGCCTACCCTGCCGCGCCAGTTCTTCACCCTTACTTGCTTGCGCCAGTTCTTCACCCTTACTCGTGCTGGGTTTGCTCAACAAACCCAGCGGCTCTGGTTTGTGATGCTCACTTGTGCGCGCTAGTTGATGGTCGCTTGTGCGCGCTAGTTGATGCTCACTTGTGCGCGCTAGTCGATGCAAACCGTTCCGCACTAGGTGATGCAAACCGTTTGGCCTTGATCGATTCTTTCCCAAACCATAGGCAGCGCTAATCACGCGCCAGAAGCCTCCAGAAGCCTCTGTAGCGGGTTTGAACCCTTGGCAGGTGTGGGCATGCCTAGCGGCGGTTTCCGCAGTTTTCAAGCTATGGCTAGGGTTTGAGCCTGTCAGGGTTCGCGCCGCTACATTCAGCGGATCGCTTGACAATGGGAGCGCCATGGCCTATTTGCGCGCGCGCGCTTTCCTTTAGTGCTGACAGCATCTCGCGCCAGTAGCCTCCAGCGCAGCGTGCCAACCACACAAACCGCCATAGCGTCCCGGACCGTGTGCCACTTGCGGCATTTCCAGAAAGTGGCCCAATCTTCGGGATTGTGTGCCGGTTTGGGCCCATACTTCTATCAACGGCAACCGGGGCGACCCGCAAGCCGTCGGCCCCTTACCTTTCCTGCCATGCTTGCCCTGAAACTTTCCAGCATCTTCGCCGGCAGCCTTCTGGCCATCTTCGCCGGATCCCTCGCTGTAGAAGACCAGCGCCACTTTGTAGCCTGTCGCGCTTCTGGCGCTTCCGTTGATGCTTGCTTGCTACAGATCAACGGCCGCTGATTCCTTCTTTCCTTTACTTTCGTTTCCAATGATCCCGCTAGATCGCATCCACACGGTTGAACTTTCTCAGGCAGAAGTTGCCACTATTCTTTATTACGTCGAAAGCTACTTTTGCGGATCCGATGAGAACCCAGAAGATGATGCCGACCTAATGTCAGCGTGTCGCAAGCTAGAAGCACTTTCCTAGTCCCTCTTTCCTTTCCTTTCGTCCCTTTCTTTCTTTCAAACCGTGCAACTTTCTAAGCTTTCCTTTCACCTTACGGCAAAGTCTGGTAACGCTAAAACTGGCCCAATGGCCGTTAGCACTTCCGCTAAGTCCACTTGCTCGCCCACTTGCCCTTTCCTTGATAATGGATGCTATGCAACTAGCGGGCCCTTGAATCTACATTGGCTGAAAGTTTCAAGCGGCGAACGTGGCACGAACTTCGCAACTTTCCTTCAGAATCTTCTACAGCTTCCGCAAGGTTCCGCCTTTCGTCACAATCAAGCCGGCGATCTTCCGCATAACAATGGAAAGATCAGCGAAACTTTCATCCGAAAGATGATCAAGGCCGTCTCACACTTGCGCGCCTACACTTACACTCATCACAGTTTAAAAGTAGGGGAGAATCTTTCCCTAATTAGAAAGGCGAACCGTGCAGGCTTTACAATTAACGTAAGCTGCGAAAGTGAAGCGCAAGTTGATGATGCTATCGCTCACGATCTTCCGGCCGTTGTTGTTGCAAAGTCTACAGAATCGCGCGTTACTTGGCACACAGAAGGCGGAAACGTTGTTATCGTTTGCCCGGCACAACGTAGCGATACTGTAACGTGCAGCGATTGTATGCTCTGCCATAAGCGAGGAAAGAAAGTAGCTATAGCCTTTCTCGCCCATGGCACAAGTAAGCGTAAGGCAGAGGCCCAACTTTCCTGAAATGTTCTACCTAACTTCCACAGAATACGGCCACACTTTCAACGCTGAAACTTTCCACACTTTAGATGATGCTCGCGCCTATCTTAACGAGCTTCAGTATCATCAAGACTGTGCTTTTAGTTATGATCGCGAGATTGCAATTGCAGAGCTAGTTGATCAGATTGCAGACTATCTTCTAGAAGAAAGTGAAGAACCCTAGAAGGCCCCACAAGCCCGCACAAGCCCGCACAACACAAGCCCGGTAGGCTCCCACCTGCCGGGCTTTTAATGTGTCAGGCTGGCGATCCTAGCGGGGTGTGAGAATGTTGCAGCGTCTGGCGTTTGATTGGTGCAGGGGATCAACCACATCACGAACGGGGTTTTTCCACAGGTTTGTGGAAAACTTTTCACTGTAACGCTTTGTTTCAACGCTTGACGCACCGGCCGGTGCCATGCAAGAATAGCGGAGCGATGGTTGACATAGCGCGGTAACGTGGGGGTTTTGTGCCAAGCTCGATGGGCTACCCCTGCGAAAAACGGCGCCAATTTTGACCAACTATTTCCCTATATGCATATGTGCATCACTCTCCAGTAGGTAATTAAGAGCTGCGCTAATCAATGCAGGAGAATCATCGAAATGACCAAGACCTAAATTACAAGGGCTGCAAATGTAGCCTCTAAATTGATCAGTGGTATGACAATGATCTAGTACCCATCGTTCTGTATGTTTTGTACAGATGGGGCATGGTCCTGGAGGAGGGGCTGGATTGTTACGTTTTAGGCGATTACGAAGGCGTGCGTGATCGCGAATGCATGTTTTGCAGCGTGAATCAAGGTTGTCCACATTGCGAGGCTGAGCCGGGAATGCAATGAGAGGTTTTTCTTCATTGCAAAGTTGACACCTTTTTACTGGGCCTTCAAGAGGATTGAATGGTGGCGATGGGGAGAGGAGTGACAATTGCGACGATGCCACTGTTGTAACAATTCTTTACAAAGCATAGTCACGAAAACCTAGTTGACACATGGCGAACCAAGGCCCCAAAGGCCGCAGGTGAGCCATATGGCGAAGCTCCGTTCAGAACATTCACCAGACATTCTTTTCCATTGTTATTTCCAGAACAAAGGCGCCCCTCAAAGGGCGCCTTTTTGTGCCAAAAGCCATTGTTTACGTGTGTTTTTGCGCCACCCGCGCAGTTGCACGCATTTTCCCCTTGCATTCACCAGGCGTCCTGGAGCGACGCCGCTTTTGGGGCGGCGTCTCAGGGCTGGAAGGACATTTGCCAGTCCTAGAAAGCTTGCGAGGGGCTTGGCGTCGAGAGCTTTTGGCTCTTCTGGAGCGCTCGTTGGCCGCTTTGGGGCGGCCCCTCGCTTAGTGCTGGATGCGATGGTCAGGCGTCGCTTCGTCGGCGA